AGACTTTGTTATCGTCATCAGCTGTCGGCAAAGCAGGGGCACCGCTTGCGCCGTATACCGCGCCTGTAATATCGGCTGCGCCGCTCATGCCAGAGTCGTCAGACTCTTGCAGCTTCAAAGCTGTCATAGCGATATCAGTAGCTCCGAGCGAAAAGTAGATAGCTACCTTGTTAAAACCGAGCGTATCAATTGTTGTCGTAGTAAACGATGCGTTATCGACGATAGCCGCAGGCGGTGTTACGTTTACTACCTTAACGTTTTGTAGGTTATTCATTGTCTGTGCTCCTTAGGCGTTCTTAGTTACAAGTGCTGCAAGCGCGCCGCGTGTGCGTGATGCGGCTGTTGCTGATGCGTTACCGATATTCCACCAGTTTACGCCATAACGAGCCGTTGACTTGTTATACTGCGTGTCTGTAAGGAACCCGACTTCCTGCGAAGATGTGATAGACAGACCGCGGCGATCGCCGAACAAACCGGCCTGCGCTGCATCGCCGTAGAAAAGTACGAATGCGCTATTCTCTGCTGTCAGAAGCGGCGTATAAAGTTCGTCTGTAAAGACTACTTCCGAGCCGTTAAAGAACTGACGTGTTACGCCGTCTACAATCTGTGTAGCTGTGTTGCCGCCTACCGCTTGAATAAGCGGCACGATTGTACCGTACCATACTTGCGACGGAACGTAGAACTTATTGTTCATGCCGGGGAACGTAGCTACCTTAGCTTGCGTCTTGATGATGTCGCTAAGTGTAACGCTTGCGAGTGTTGCGCCTGTTGCAACTTGTACGCCCGCTGCGTATGCTTTGTTAGCATCCGTTGACCATGTGCCGCCGATGTCGGTTACGAGCTTCTTGTATGATTCTGTCAGACCTACTAGGCCATTGTATGTAGATGTGCCATCACCCAAGAAAGCTACCTTGTCCTCTTGCACAGCGTGCGCGTAGCCGTGATCCTTTGCAATCTCTTCGGCGATTGCAGCGTAGCTATCGTCTCCGAGTTCAATCGTGTTTTGTGTAAGGGCGCCGAACTTCTTTGCTGTCAACTGTACGCCGCTGAATTGCACGTCTGACGTTGTGTAGCTTTGGCCTTCTCCGAGAGCGTATACAGTCGTGCCGCCTACGTTGCGGTTTACGGTACGTGTTTCGCTGTTCATTGTTACTACGTCCATGATGCCGCGAGCTACGCCGCGCTCTTCACGGTAGTACAAAATAGCTTGGTCGAGTTCGTCTACAACTGTCAGACCTCCGAGCGAGTTGTTACCTGTGCTCATGGTCTTTACAAGTGATACGCCGTTCTCTTTGCACCATTGTTGCGAAGATGTGTCGCCGAGGTACGCTGCGACCTGACGTCCTGCCTTGTATGCTGCGGAACCTGCTTCCGAGCCGTAGCCCTTAAAGCCCTTGCCGCGATAGTGTTGTCCGGTGATCTTTGAGCCCTCAGGTACTACGAATCCAGAGGGTACCGGAGCCGCTGTTGTGAGAGCGTTAAGATCTGAAGCATTCTTTGTCTTCATTTCGTTAACCGCTTTCTTTTGTTGAATTACTGTCATGATACGAGCGAGCTTTGCTTGCGCCTTCGCTGCTGATTCTACTGCGGCTTCGACCATCTCTTCGGTAGCTTCCGATGTCGATGCTTCGGCCAATAGTGCGGCGATTTGCTCGCGCACCTTTGCTACTTCGGCTGCCATTGCTTCCGGCGTTTCAAACGTACCGGCGAGGACGGCGTCCAAAGCTGCGAGGATTTCTTCCCACGTCATTAGATTATCTCCATTTGATTAATTGAATTCAGCATAACTAACAATTGCTTTTTCTTCGCGTCTGTTTTGTCATGCTTTGCGATCGGCTCCGTTTCTTCATGGAGCTTATATAGATTCTTGGATACGTCTTTCAATTGATCGGCAAGAGAAAGAATCATTCCTCGAATCCGGCTGTTTAGAACGCGGCCCGCTTTGCTACGCATATCTGCATACGCTACGGCGTGCTGTTCCGATTGTGCGATGAGCGTAGCCGCCACATCTAATTTCTCTTCAAGTGTCATAGCTTTTACGTTGCTTGTCATGGTCATAGGATTTGCACCTACCGTAACCGGCGACCATTCAATAATGTTTACTTTGTTTAGTTCTTTCGTGCCGTCTGCTAGCGGCGTAGTCTCTACTTCTTCGTAGCCGAAACTATATTCATCGATGCTGCCGAACTTGATATGCTCGTAAGCGTCTTTGCCGTCTGTTGTGTTGAGATTGAATACGCCCTTTACATACAATGCGCCAAACTCTTTTAAGCTATCCGGTAGACGACCGTCGCCCGCTGGCAATTCTTCCGCGCTTATCGTCTTACCGATTGGGCGCGTTATATCGTGTTGCCATACCATCTTCGGTAGCTTCGCGCTAATGCTATCAGCGAAGGCGCCCAACATCACGCGATCGCCGTAGCTATCGACATTGCCGAAGACGGATACAAAGGCCTCTACCGTGCCTTCGCCGTCTGCTTTGTATTCTACTGGTAACGATTTGTACTTCATTTTATAGACTGCCTATTCTTGATTTGCGAACGGGTCGTAGCGTGCAACGGCAATTAGCCGCTTCGCTGACATCACCTAAGCCCGGCCCCGCACCTGCGCCCGGTACGTACTTATCAAATGTTTCGCCCTGCTCTATCCATTTACCGTCTAACTCTTCGTGCGTTTCGCGTACGATATCGTCCCGTTGCGAGAGCCATACTTGCACTACCTTACGTCCGGGTTCTGTCTCACGTGCGTTCACGCGCTTAACTGTCGCCTGCTGTACTACGCTTGTCTGCGCTTTGCACGTTGTCGTAGCTATCATCTTTGCGCGCGACGCTTTCATTGTAGAGAACTTTTCGCGTAGCGCCTTTTGCACTTCCTCCGCGCTCTTGCCTGCGTTGGCTTCCAACACACGCGCCACGTCTTTACGTGTGGTGTCTGCTGATTCGCTCATCATCTCCGTCATCTTGCGGATCTGCTCATCGCGGATTTGATCGGTAAAGGATTGCACCTGCGTTAGATCGCCATCGAGCGAACTCATTACCATTTCCATAATGCGAGTGCGTAGCGCCTCTTGCGTTATGGCGTTTTCCTGCATGAACTTCGTAACGCTAGTCTTGAGTAGCGCATCGTTAAGAACCTTTGCCACGTCAAACGATATAGAGCGCGTTGCGCCCTCTTCCTGCTTGTACGCCGCTTTGCTCTTTGCCGCTTTCAATACCTCGCGTTCTAACCTTGCGAACATTGCCGCAACGTCATTCTGCGTAGGTCCTATAGCTTTCTTTACCGCGTCTTCTTGCGTGCGCCAATACTTGACAGCTTCTGGCTCAACCCATTTGATGCGCTGACCGTCTACGGATTCGATAAACTCCGCGCCGTCTTTTGGTTCCGGTGTATCGGCTGCAAACGCGCCAAAGCCGCCCGGCTGCGGTATCAATTCGTAAGAGAACTTATCGCCGTCATCGACTGGCTCGAAACCTAGTTTAGAACGCGTTTCGTTAAGCGTTATAATATTGGCGTTGTACTCTGCAATTACCGGATAGATAACCGCATCTACGTCCGGCTGCAATGCCTGCACTTCTGATAAATCGAATTGCAACGAAACGCCGGGGAACTCTTTAGTTAGTCCGGCTTCGAGTTGCTCTTCTAACGCATTCCAAAACGGTACGCGCGTAAGCGTCGTATATTCTTGGTAGGCGCTTTGCAAGTTGTTATACGTGCTTATTGCCAGACCTGCGGACGTCTGCACTACCGCCGGATGAATACGGAACGCACCACATATCGACGTTTCCAATTCGCGTACGGTTTCAATTGCCTGCAAGCGTTGCGCGTCCAATCCCATTTGCGTATAGTTCATGCCCGAACCAAGGACAAGTGGGTCGGTACGCTCGCGGCCCTGAGCATTGCGGCGCTTTTGCAGCTGCACTTTTAACGACTCAATAGCAGCTACGCCAATATCGCCCGGCGCTGACAAGATACCTGACGGGACGGCGTTAGAAGCTACCAAAGAATAGATCGTCGCCTGCAATTCGTTATACGTGTTAATCTTATCCCATGCAACGGAAATAGGGCTAATGCCCTTATGCATTGCGAGCGGGTCGCGGTAGGCAGGGTTCTGAATATGTATAACATCGTCTGCGGGCCAGTCCTGTACGATATTACCGCTGTTATATCGGTACGCGTATATCCAGCCTAGATCATTCAGCAAAGGCGCTACGTGAGCGTCGGAGTATGGGTATAGCTCTACGATGTTGCCCATCGAGCTACGCACCTTGACTATGTAGGCATTGCCGCCAATAGCTAGGTATGTCCAAACAATCTGCCAGAACTCCGCCTGTCCCATCCGTGGATTAGGTCTGCGAAATAGTAGCGATACGGGATGTTGGCGATTGATTGTACCATCGTCGTACATAGCAGCAAGCGGCGCTTCGTTTAGCGTAGACGCGTAAACGCCGACACAAGCGGCTACGACTGGGTTGCGGTTAAAGCCGTGTTCGACGTTGGCTAGGTATCCTGCTTTTTGGGGGTAACCAATCCGGCCCCCGATTTGCGTACCGTTGGGGCTTGGTAGTTCTCTGTTGTTGCGACCGAGTATTTTCTGCAAATAGTCGCTGATTGCCATTATAGCTCGTAAACGTAAGTATTGGATTCGTGTCCGTTTACTGCGTAGATGAGAGCGTCTACCATATCGTCTTGCTTCCCATCCTTACCGTCGAACATAAGCAATTGATCTGTAAATTCCAAAGGCAGTGTATTAACGTGCCTAATATACCCATGCTCGTACTTGCCTGCTATCGGCAGGAACCGCGTCAGCTTATTGCGCCCTCGCGGGTTTACGCCCTGTATGTTAAGCATCGTTTCGGCGCGTAGCTGCTGTACCATCACTTCTTGATACGCCACGTTTTCCACGCACACGCGTACCGCGTTCCAATTGTAGGCGGTCTGTTTTATGCGCTCTTTCGTTTCGTTGAACGACCATTTACCGTAAATCATATCCGCAACGTAGTACGTTGTGCCACGCTTGCCAACAACGGCGATAGCGCGATCGTCCGCGTTGCCTTTCATTCCTACGGCTAAGTCTACGCCGATGACATAGGATATATCGTCTTCCGGCAATAGCGCGTATTGCAGCCATTCGCGGCGCATGATACGACCCATTGGTCCTATGAACT